GTCGTTAATCAAGTATTTGTTAACAATCATAATCTCACCACCAACCACACGTCTGTTAAAAATAGCTGAGTGAGCTGGTTCAGTCATTTCATATGACCCTGTAATCTTAGCTGAAGATGCAACAGGCATTTGAGCCGTGAATAATGAGTTACAAACACCATACTTACTAACATTTTGTTTAAGAATTCCCCAAGGCCATCTTCCTGATAACTCATCTTCTTTCAATCCCCACATATCAAATTGGAATACTCCTTGTGACATTGGTGACCCTTCAAAGTGAGAGTACGGTTGGTATAATCCATCAATACACAATTTATTACTTTCAGTGATTGCTGCGAAATAAATTGTTTCAAAAATGTCTTTGTTCAACTTACGAGCTTCATCAGATGTGAAGATATAATCCATCAAATAAAATACGTCCGCAAGTCCTTGAGTTCCAATAGCAATTGCTCTTTGAGCTAATCCACCTTTCAATCCTTTTTCTGTTGAGTAGTTGTTAATATCAACAACTTTATTTAACGCTCTAACTACTTTACGAGTTTCTTCATATAGTAATTTGTGGTCAAACTCTCCATCCTTAACAAAGTTTTTTAATACCATAGATGATAATGTGCAGATTGCAGTAGTATCTTCGTCAGTATATTGGTAAATCTCATTACAAAGATTTGATTGTTTGATTACACCTATATTTTGATGGTTGGTCTTTTTGTTAGCATTATCTTTAGAACATAAGTAAGGAACTCCTGTTTCAATCTGAGATTCAATAATTTTATTCCAAATTTCTTGAGCCTTAACTTTTTTACCGATACCTAATTCAACAGCCTTATTGTAGTTAGATTCGTATTCATCCCCATAACACTCTTGTAATGCTTTAATACCAGATTTCTTAATATCATTAGGACAGAACAAATACCAATCTTCATTATTCTTAACCGCTCTCATGAAATTATCGGGAATCCAAAGTGCGGTAAACAAATCACGAGCTCTTAATTCCTCAGCACCTGTGTTCTTTTTAATATCTAACAAATCAAAGATATCTTTATGCCAAGGTTCCAAATAGATTGCCGCAGAACCTGGTCTACGACCTTGTTGATTAAAGAAACGAAGTGACTCGTTAACAATCTTCAAATACTTTAATAAACCACCTGCAAATCCACCTGATGAATTAATTCTACTTTCTTTACTACGAATATTTGACATGCAAAGTCCAATACCTGCGGCATCTGAAGAGTAAGTAGATATATCTCTCATAGTATCTAATAGACCTTTACGAGAATCTTCATCATTATATTTTAAAACACAAGAAGCTAACTGTGGAACTTTTGTTCCCGCATTAATCATTATTGGTGTTGCGGGAGAAATTCTTTGTTCAGATAACGCAGTATAATATTCAACTGCCTCCTCAAATGATTTTGTAATCCAAAGAGCGACACGCATATACATGTGTTGGGGTCTTTCAACTACTTTACCATTTGGTAATTTTAAAAGATACATCTCTTGTAATGAACGCCAAGCAAAATAATCAAAGTTATAGTCATTATCATGATTAATAATATTATCAATATTTGACGGACCATAGTTTTCAATTATCTCCATTAACTTATCATTAATGATTCCGTCAACATGTAAAGTATGCATTACATTTGAGAAACTTGAGTCTGTTTCTTTATGATAAGATGAGATAGCGACTGAGGAAGCTAGTCTAGAATAATCATGATGACTACCTGTAAATGCCGCGGCAATTTCATAAATTAACTTATCTAATTCTTTTGTAGTTATTACACCTTCAGTTGGTACTGAGGTTATTACTTTAATAAAAATTTCATCAGAATTAACGTTAAGACCTTTTGAGGCTCTCTTAATTCTATTATAAATTTTCTGCGGGTTAAAGGAAGCGTCTTCACCGCTACGTTTTTTAATTCTTAGTGACATCATAGTTTAAAAAGATAGTAAATTAAAAGTCATCAGTAAAGGAGAGGGTCTCATTTAACTTTGCTTTTTGGTATTCAACTGTTCTGGATTCAAAGAAATTACCCTTTGTTTCAACGGCAATTTGTTCCATAAATTTAAATGGTTGTTCAACGTTAAATTGTTTTTTACAACCCATTTTAACAAGTAAACCATCAACCACAAACTCAAGATATTGTTTCATTAAGTTTTGGTTCATACCAATTAAAGAAACAGGTAGTGATTCAGTGATAAATTCTTTTTCAATCTCAAGTGCTGAAAGTAGAATTTCTTTAATTCTTTTTTCACTTGGTTTGTTCTCAACGTGATTATTTAACAAATGAATTGCAAAATCACAGTGTAGGTTTTCATCTTTGAAAATCAAAGCGTTAGCATTACACAATCCTTGCATAATACCTCTTGATTTCAACCAGAAAATAGAACAGAATGAACCTGAAAAGAAGATACCCTCAACAGCCGCAAATGCCACCAATCTCTCTTGGAATGACGCATTTTCAATCCAATCCAAAGCCCATTTAGCTTTTTTCTGTACTGCAGGTAGGTTATCTAATGCGGTAAAACATTTATGTTTTTCATCTTCATTTGAGATGTATGTATCAATCAATAATGAATACATTAAACTATGAATGTTTTCCATCGCAAGTTGCATCCCATAGAAAAATTTAGCTTCGGGGTATTGAACTTCTCTGTAAAAATTTTCAGCTAAATTTTCATTTACGATTCCATCTGAAGCCGCGAAAAATGATAGAACATTTTTGATAAAATATCGTTCATTTTCTGATAAATTTTCCCAATCTCTAATGTCACCGCTTAAGTCTATTTCTTCTGCGGTCCAAAAAGCCGCTTGGTGCATTTTATAATATTCCCATATATCGTTATATTGAATTGGGAAGATAACAAATCTATTTGGATTTTCTACTAATATTTTTTCCATATTATTAATTATTTTGTTGTTGTCTTTTTTTCTCCATTAATTCTTTAATTCTATCTCTATTCTTTTGTTCCTTATTTTCTTCAAACCCAAGGAAAGTCATAGAACTTTCGGTATCAATAACTAGTAATTCATTGTCAAATTTACAATTTTCAAAAATTACTCCGTCCTTACCGATACGTGATTTTGTGATTGCAATTGTCGCAAGTTTAAGTTCCTTTTGTTGTAATGTTTTAGCCACTGATATAATAACGTGACCAACTTGGGCCTTTTTAATTGAACCCCCCATTTGGTCTGTTGTTACAACTTCAGATGAAATTGAACTTCTATTACCTTGTGTTGCGGTCCAACCTGCGATATGCAATTCGTGACACATAGCTTCAAAAGCTCTCATTACTGAACCTTCGGATTTCCATTCGTCATCCATATTTTTTTCAGGTGTTACACAATCAATATAATCTAAGATAATAACGTCAATTTTAATTCCATCAGCTATCATCTTTCTAATTTGATTTTTAATTTGTGTCATTGTAAGAGTATCAGATGGAAGTTTTTTCAAAATTAACTTGTTTTTCATCCTTTCTTCAACTTCACGAACTTTATTCAAAACCTCTTCTTTGTGTTCACCTAACAAATCAGGAGCAATTCCAGTCCAAAGTGTAAAATGTTTTCTTTGTATAATCTTTGGGTTATCCTCAAAAAATATCTGTAAAACATTGAACCCCATATTAAATGCGTGATTCGCAATCTTTGTAGTTAAACTTGTTTTACCTACTCCCGTTGGAGCGAGTATCACACCTATTTCACCTTTTGCTAGTCCGCCCTTTAATAGATTGTCAATACCTGGAATTCCCATAGGTATTGGATGTCTATAATCATCATCCAAAACTTGGTCCAAATTTTCAAATACATCTCCTGTATCTTTATCAACCACCCCAACCTGTAAAGCCTCTCTAACCATTTCTTCAAGTGTGTCATAATTTTCAAACTCACCAGAATCAATAATTTTTTGGGCTTTAGTCATTACCTTCTGAAGTTCTTGTTGTTTACAGAATTTCAGAGCCTTCTCTTGGACAAATGTTACGCCTTCTTCAGATACATTTTTAATTTCATTAATTGTATCAATTACTATTTTAAGTAGTAATTCTTGTTTAATCTCAGATTTAACTATTTGTAAAAGCGTTTCAAAGTTAGGGGGACATTCAAATTTAGAATAGTATTCTTTAATCATCTGTATTATTAATTTATAATACTTGTTTTCAAAATAACTAGATTCTAAAACTTCAAGAATTGAGTGTGCAAAATTCTTATCAGAAACTATCTGATTTATAAGTTGTTGTTGGAAAGTATTTCCTAAATAATCAAAATTTTTGTCCGCCATAATTACCTCTTTTAAAATTAAATACTATTAAACCAAAGAGTATCCTAGGTAATTATATGTTAAATTTTTATCTGAAAAAATGTCAGTCAATGAATTAAGGATACCTTTTAGGTATGGGCGTACGTCTACGGTATATCTAACCTTTGGGGGGTACGGTTTAGCGTCAAATGTGTAATGACACATTGTCACTCCATTATGTTTCAAATAAAGGTTAAAAGTTTCAGGTCCGTCTGTAAAAGAGGTTTCTAAAATTTCAGGGTTTTCCATAATTTCAAATGAATTGTCTGTCATATAAATAACTGATTTCATTTTCAGATTATATTTCAACTCTTCAATAAAATATTCAATGTTATCAATCAACTCTCTAGAGTTTTTTGCCTTAGGATTGTAATCCTTAACATTAAAAAATCTTTGGACAATGAAATTGTCATTTACGGTCATTAAAAACTCAAGTTTTGTAATGTCATTCTGTTCTTTCATAAAATTAATTTTTGTTTTTTTGTTTTTTTTCTTTTCTTGTTAGTTTCATAAATGGTTTTAAAAAATATGTCCACGAATCATCTCCTTTAGGTAGGTATTTAAATATCCCGTCTTCGACCATGTATCGAATAACGTTTTTATAACTTCTACCTTCAGTTTCTAATGTTTCGTTAACAATTTGAGAGATTTCTTGTTTGTCCTCGTCTTTAAGGAGTGGGTTTGATAAATCAACAATCTGTTCATTGACCACATAATATTCGTTTTCGTATATACCTGACTTTGTTTTTCCTGTTAGAAGATTTTTTAAAGTTTGATTATCTTTTTGTTCTTTTAAAAGTTCTTCTGCTCTTGTTAAAATATCGTTATAAGATGTTGGTTTTTCAAGCATCTCAGGAAAAAATTTAACTAATGTTTTCTCACCCAAAAGATAAATTCCTTCAATATTATCACTTTTATCACCAGTCATAATTTTTAAGGTTTTAACATTATAATGAGGAAAATAAAAATCATCAAATTTAATCTTATCCCCGTTTTTAAATGTAGTTTTTAATGATGGCGAGTATAATGATACTCTTTCAGATATAAGTTGTGTTAAATCCCTGTCTGATGAAAAAATTAGTTTATCTTCATTATCAGAAACCTGACAATAGTAAGCAATTAAATCATCAGCTTCTCGTCCTGATATTTCAATCTGTCTTACATAGATTTCTTCAAGGTATTGTTTGATACGATTTTTTTGTTTTAGGTAGGACATGAATATTGCGTCCTCCATAACTAATTTTCTGTTTTGTTTGTATTTTGGGTAAAGGACTCCACGAATACTTGTGGAGTCTTCACCATCCCAAAATACAACTACTTTATCGAAATTTTGTTCTTCAATAAACTTTCTTAAAGTATTAATGAAGTGATAAATCGCTCCGATATGCTCTCCGTTGTGAAAGTAATCCTTCACACCGTGAAATCCAATCTTCATTAAATTATTTCCGTCTACAAGGAGAGTCTTCTTCACAAACTATTAATTAAAATGGTTCGTTTTCAGTTTCAAATGATTCTTCAGATTCATCAAGAGTAATTTCACCAGTACCTGAAAGAATCGCGTTCCAATATTGTGAATATTGTTTTTTGTATTCTTCTAATGCCTCTTTAGTGTCTGAGATATACCCTTGTGGTGTTGCAATAATCTTACCATCTTTATACCCTAATCCATTAATATGGTTCTTTAAAACAGAGATTTTAGTTCTGATAGCGTAAGATACCGTTCTACCATTTTTAGTTGCCGTAATGTGATTAATACCAGCATTTTTTTGATTTCCAAAAAGGAAAACCAAAGCTGACGCTAACCAAAGAGCCTCACCACCTTTTGCCTTGATTTGTGGTTGTCCAAATGGATTGTCAGGAAGTTCCACCCAAGGTTGGTTAACCACAACCATAGTGTTATAATATGGGTAATCTTCTTTTTTAGATTTAGTAATACGAGCGTGAATACCCATACCAATTTTATCGGCCAAAGTAGATGCGTTATGTTGCTTTCCACCTTTACCGTCAAATGTCATTTTACAAGGAATAGAACCTACAGAATCCCATAGAAAACATAATGAATATGGAATATTACCTTTTTCTTGTTCATCTAATAATTCGTTAATATAGTCAGTTGCCTGCTCAATGTAATCAAAATTATCATTAAATATAAAATTACCATCCCACTCACCATCAATCATTTCTGCTTGAAGTCCTAACTCAACGGCGTGTTCCCATGACCATTTTTTCTCGGTGATAATGAAAACAGGCAAATGCCCCTTCTTTTGAGCAGACACAGCCGCTTTGACAAGAGCGGTCGTTTTGGAAGAATTTGAGTGCCCCAAGAACATA